TAGCCATGATGTTTACCTTTCAGTTTGTTTACAGTTTTCAAAGTGCCAGCGCTTCATTGTGTTGACGCCACCCGATTCATGGTGACTCCTTAGGGAAGAATGCGCTTGTTTTTGCGACGAGTGTAGATGTACTTCCCAAGCTGCGTGAAGAAGTCCCATCCAGTGTTGTTGCCTGCGTCCACGTTCCCATCGGTGACAAACGCGTTCCACGTCGCGCCGCCAGTAGCATTGATGTCTTTGATGTCACAGAAGCTGACCGAGTTTACACCAGACGCATCGCTCAAGGTTACTCGTGTGCCAGGTGTCGAACTGTTGAGCGTAATCAGGTTACCACTGGTGCCGGACACGGTGAATGCGCTGACCGTGGTTACGGTGCTGGCGGGGAACGTGATTGTGGCTGGCTGCACGGTGTTGGTGATGTTGGCAAATGTGTTTGCACCAGTGACCGTGAGAGCACCAGCGCCGCCTTGGTTGAGCGTGCCGTATATGCAATTACCACCGCTAAACGTCTTGGCGCTGGCTGAAGTCATATTGATCGTGGATGTACCAGCGCTAAGCGTAAAACCAGTCGTTCTGACTCCAACCCCCCATGCCGGAAGACCAGCAACCACGGCGCCAGTGATTGTCCAGACGCCTGAACCCATGTTTAGCGTTTTGGTGCCGTTCCATGTGTAGAACCCACCAACGGTAACGTTTCTATTGTTGGCGTTCAGCGTACCGTTTGCCAATTCGATGTGCCTAGTTGTGCTTATTGTCAAGTCGTCCTGCAAAGCCCAAGAACCACCCACGCCGTTGAAGCTAAACGGAAAATTAAATGTGACCCCATTGCTGGTAATGTTTCTTGTAGTTGCACTCGTAGACGCAAAAATGGTTTGGTCTGCGGATGAATTGGTAGTCATCGTCGGCGACATTACCAAATCGCCGTAGATGTACATGAAGTTTGAAGTTCGTGAACCAGAAAATCCGGTGAAGTCGATTGTCCGACAACGGATTCCACCCGCAATGGTGTCGGTTCCAGCCATCACATAGATGTCAGGCACGTTTGCTTCAGGGCCACCGGGCGATGATGTCAAAGAACCAGTTAACGTGCGTGTACCGGACGAAGCGTTGGCGGTGATCTCGATGCGCTTCAATCCTGTGAGTGCCGCAGTAGTGCCAAGATTCAAAATTGTGGTCGCGCTGTTTGTGATGCCAATTTTGAATGTCGAAAAAGCCAAAGTGCCTGTATACCCTGTCAAGTTGAGAATGGGTACAGTAACGTCCGAGCCAAGCGTACAAGTTCCAGCACCAGAGTTGGCATCAAACAAAGCAATGTCGCCTGTTGTGGGAACGCTGGCACCGCCAGCCCCACCAGAGGTTGCCGACCAGTTCGCTGTGTTGCTTGTGTCCCAAGTTCCTGTGCCGCCGTTTACAGCACCAGTCCAAAATCTGTTCGGCATGTGTGCTCCTTAACTCACAACCATTGCAAACACTGCGAATGAGCGACTCGATGCGTTGGTATTCGAGATGGTGATTTCATTTGTGGCGCTTGTCCAAACTCGGAAAGTTCCAGAACCCGGATCAGTCGTGTTGCCGATGTTGAACGCTGCGCCGACATTCAGCCCCACATTACCCGTGTCGCTGTTTACAAAGAACGCATAGCTTGTGGCGTTAAATTGGGAAACAATGAACACCAGCGTTGGTCTAGAATTATTCTGGATCGCCACTGTTGCCGTAGAACTACCCGGTATGGTTATGCTTTGAACTTGAAAGTAACCACCACCCTCGTAGCCGCCGATTTTTGCCATACGGGAAATTGCATTGGTCTTTAGGCCGTTGGCAGCCGGCGACTTTGTAATGTCATTTACCTCAAATCCGTAATTATCCCAAGCCGACAGACTGGAAGACATCGAGTTGCCCGGCACAGCATCGCGCACCAAAGCAGGCAAGTGCGTGTCGGCGTACACGTTGCCGAAGGCAGTCACGTAAGCGAAAAACGGAGTCAACGCGCCGCTTGTTCTAACGTAGACCAGCGCTTTCTCAGATGTTGGGCCATCGGCAATTTCTTGCACAAAATTGTTGGAAATCTCGGCGTAATTTTTGTCGCCGTTGCACAAAAAATCGAAAAATTGCACAACTGTTCCAAACACCTTGTTATTGGAAATAGTGTGCCGTGAAAAAGTGCCGCCAGATGGGAACACTTGAGTAAAAACATTCAGAGTGGTTGAGTTATCCAGCACCACTGAGCACCCGTCCACCAAAATGCCGGGTGTGCCCAGTGAACCAGATACGTTGACGCAAACATTGGGATCTTGGCCGTTGGAATACGAGAACGTCAGGTCGCGGAAGTTACCGTTTCCGGTCTGCGCGTCGATCTCGCCGTTGCCTCGCCCGCTGGTTAGACCTTCTGTGCGGGTGAAGCTGCTGGCCTGCACCACGGTGTCACGGCACTGTGTCTTGATTGAGCGCCCATAGCAGTTCACAAACTCAGACGCAGTACATGAGAACAGGCTTGGAACCTTGCGTGTACCGTCAGTCGGGGAGAAGAACTTGATGCCGTCTTGATCGTCTTGATAGGCCAGATCGGAACTGTAGATTTTCTCGATCCTTGCCCCATTGACATACATGGCCCGAACATAGCGCGTGGTGCTATACCACGTCGCGCTGATACCGCCGATACCGATAGACCCCGAGGTGCCTTGTCCAGCAGGCAATTCGCAATCTTTTGCGCCGCCACCATTGAAAGCGAAAGAATTGAACGATCCTCTCACCGACATGCCTTCGCCGCCACTAAACGTGTTGACTCGCTTGGCGCGAGTTACAAACACGTTGTTGCAGGTCAGGTCTGAGTAGCTGTCGGTGTTGTTGAGAATCTCAAGACACTTGTTGACCAGCTTTCCACCGTCCACCGTGATGTCGTTGATGACGTATTCAATGCCGCCCCCTTGAATCAAAACCGCACGTTCTGTGTGTGTACCTGCGTAGATGATCGTGGCGTTGCGACCTTGCCAGAATACGTTGGTTGTGTATGTGCGCGAAACGGTGGACGTGATGCGGTAGGTCAACCCACCCCAGTCCAAAGGTTGTTCGCTGTTGAGGGCTGCCTGCACAGCAGCCGTATCATCCGTCACCCCATCCCCCACAGCACCGAAGTCTTTGACGCTGACGGTTTCGCGCAGTTTGGCTTGTACGGTAGTGGGGACTGCGCCGGTGCCAGCGGGGTCGTAAATGACTTGGCTGGCGTTGATGTTACTGATCACGGCATCGCTGTAACGCTCAGTTGCGGAAGGTGCGCTGTAGACCGTGCTGCCGTTGCGGTTTTGCACTTTGATGCTGTAGTCGCTGTTGACATACAAGCGTGCAGGCGTTCCGTTGTTGACTGGATAGCCGCCTTGTGTGCGGATTGGTTGGCCAGCCAACTGCGTCAGAGCAGCGTCCCAATACACCGCAATAGGATTGCCTTGTGGGTCGAGGTTGGCAGTGCCAATCCAGATGTAGCCGTTCTCAAGCGGCTGGCCATCCGTCTCCGTGAAGATCGGATAGGTTGGTTGAATGCTGAGTGCGGACATTACTGGTTCTCCTTGAATTGGTTCAGGTTCAGATCGGAAACATGACCGGAGCCACGCAAGCAGCCATGCGATCCATTTGCGAAGGGTTGCAAGCATGTGGTCATCCTCATTACTCCTGGTCGAATTGCTCCTGGGCCTGCAGCGATTGAACGATGAACTTCTCACGCGCACTCATTTCGCGTGGGAGTTTCACCGCGTCGGCAAACTTCTGGAAAGATTGTGACATCAAGACAGCCTTTACGGTAGCCTTGGACGGTTGGTTGCCTGTGGAAACTGTCTCGACAGCAAGGCGCTGGAATTCAGGCGACGAGATCAGCTCATCGGCTGCTTTTAGTGCACCAGGCTTGGTCTTGGTCAGCGCAGCGGCCAGGCCGGATGCAATGCCAGCACCAGGCAAACCGACAGCCGATGTGGCCGCCTCGATAGGCAGGCCGACTGCAGCACGCTTGGCCACGCCGTAGATGTTGGTCAGCAGGTTGTCAGCGCCTTGCAGCTCCTGCTGGACAGCCTGGATGCGGCCTGTGGTGATGCGCTCGCGGGTGGCCTTGCTGACGTTGCTGGCCACACGGTAGAGGTCTGACAACTGCTTGCGTGCAGGCTGCGGCAGATTGGCCATCAGTGCAGCGTAGGCTTGCTTGTTGGCCAACAGGCCTTCGTACCACTTGGCGTAGGTGTTGAAGTTCAATGCGCCGTTCTGGGTGGCCTTGCCGAATGCGGTGTTCAACGCCGATGCGGTAACCGTCTGGCGCATTTCCTTGGGGATGGCGGTCAGAATCTTGGCCAGCTTGTCAGCGTCGCCTTTGGACAGGGACATGGTGGCCGATTCCAGCTTGCCGACCAGGCTCTGGTCGAGCTGGCGGCCAAACAGGGAAATCATGTCGTCCTCGAAGCCCTTGCGCATCTGCACCAGGCTCTTGGCCAAGCGGTAGCTTTCACCTTGGCCTGCACCTTGAGCAAGCGCAAACTGGTCGTCGTCAATCAGTCGGTAGAGCTGCTTTGCCAGGCCGGTGTCAGCATCAGCAAACGGGCCAGCCTGGCGTGCTGCAGCGCCAACGTCGCGCCGAACGTCGTCGATCAGGGCATAGGTCGGTGGACGCATGCCGATCACGTTGCCAGCCTCATCCTTGATCGGCTTGGGAGTGAGCTTGCTGCGCACCATCTTTTCGAGCGCGGACAGGTTCTCTGCGCCGTCAAGGTCAGCTGCACGCCTTTCCACGAAGTTCAGCACGTTGGTGGCTTCGCCTCTGGTTTGCGATGGGATCTGCGTGCGCAGTGCCTTGTATGCGTCGTCGGCCTGCTTTGACAGGGTGGTGACGGTCGAATCGAGCTGGCCACGCACGGCCTGGTTGAGCTTGCTCAGGTCGGTGGTGCCTCCGATCTCGGTGATCAATCGGTCAGCACGCTGGCCAACCTGGTTCAAGCCCTGAATCTCGGCTGCGCGGGTTTGGCTGCCAGGGATGGACTTCACGGCCTGTGCAAGTTCCCTGTAAGCCTGATTGGAAGTCAGGTGGTCTGGCTGCAGGTATTCATCGATGCCAAGGCGTCGGGCTGCCTCTAGCACCTTCTGGTCGGGTGCTGCCTGGCCAGCCAGCACGGATGTGGCGCGGGTTGCTCCAAAGCCACCTTCAGCTGCGGTGCGTGCGGTCGTGGCCAGCTCTTGAGGCGTCATGGCCGCAGCGGCAGGTGCAGCCGGTTGGGTGGCTGGCATGGCCGCAGGCTGGACTTCTGGAGCAGCTGCAGCAGCACGAACAGGAGCAGCGGGTGCCATTGCCGTGCCCATAGGTGCGCCAGCAGGCGCTGCAGGGCCAGTAGCAGGTGCGGCAGGGGTAACGGGTGCACGGGCCGCACGGACGGCCTGGACGCCGCGTACAGCGGCAGGAATGACGGGAGCCAGCGCAGCGGTGGTGGCAACCTCGCCAGCGTCAAACCGACCGCCAGTTGCGGCCTGTGTGGCCTCGATGGCCGCCTGGGTTGCACCAGCGCCAACGGCCATGCCTGGCAGCGTTACAGCACGGCCAGCAGGCGTAAAGGCAGCCACAGCACCAGCAGCACGTGGAATGTCGCTCGCCTGGAAGCCAGGCTTGATGGCGTACAGCTTGCCGTCGATGGACGACTGAAGCAGGAAGTTGCCCTTCTCGTCCTGCGTGACCTGCACGCCTGGGAAGTTGGACTGGATGACCTGCACAGTTTCCTGCGGATTGGTCACCATGGTGCCGAGGCCAGACTTGAAGCTGGCCATGCTGAATGTGTTGAGCTCAGGCATCGATGCCCAGTCGGGCAGCGTCTGAGTGGCTTGCGTTTCACGCTCTGTGCCGGTCACGGCCTCACGGATGCCGCCAAGGATGCCAAGCGGCTCGGTGCCTTTGAGCTGCATGCCAGCCGGTGCACGCACCATGCCGTTCTTGACGTCGGCCTCCAAGTCCATCATTTCCTGACGGGCCATGCGGCCTGTGTTGTAGGCATCCACCACGGCAGCGGGAAGCTCGGCAACCTGAGCGCCTTGGGTCGTGCCCATTGCGGGAGCAGGAGCCTGGCCACGCAAGGCAGCGCCGCGAGGCAACATGATCGAGCCGGATTTGACGTCTGCCTCGAACTCTGCCGCCTCGTCAGGCGTCATCTGGCCAGACGCATAGGCGTTGTAAATGTTCTGGATCGAGTTTGCCGCCATGCCACCGCCAGCAGCAGGAGCGCCTCCACGGGCAGCCATAACGCGTTGAAACGTGCTGGCCTCACCTCCTGGAAGCGTGGCTTGTGGCGCAGTCTGCTCAATACCAGCACTGACGCGCTCAATGTACGACTTGGTGCGAGGCCCCCAGTTTGCCGGGTTGGTGCCGCCGTGATACTCGGCAACGGCCAGCTTGATGTCGCCTTTTTTGCGCTGCAGCGATTCCTTGAGTAGCAGGCCAGCAGCCTCGGATGCATTTTGTGGGCTGAGGTAGGCGTCCACGCCGTACTTGTCCAGCACATCCTTGCGCGTGGAAGGGATGATCTGGAATGGTGTCCTGGCACCAGCCTCGGACACCTGATCTGCGTTGCTGCGCTCACCGTAAAGCAAAACCGACTTCAGCAGGCCAGAAGGCAGGCCGAGCTTCTGCTCGGTGCCAGCGGCCAAGTCAGACCAGAACGGGTCTTTGTAGCTTTTCGGTGCTTCTTTAGTTGCCATGTCTTGTCCTTACTGACCAGGCTGGAAGGTGCCGCTGCCAAGCGTACCAGGTGCAGGCACTTGGCCAGTTTGCGGGTTGGCCCAGCGCATGTAGCCACGCTGTCCGGTGACCACGTTGGCCTGCTGTGCGGCCAAGCCCTGGGCGCGTTGCTCGCCGTACTGGCGCATGAAGTCCACGAATGTCGTGCCAGCAGGCACTTGGATGCCGCCGATGTTGATGTTGGTCTTGGCACGGCCAAGGGAGCCGGTCGAGTTCACCCACTCGGCCTCGGCAGATTTTGCCGCCGCCTCGAATTGCTGCAGCTTGGCCATGCCACGCAAGAACGAGCCAATCGTCTGGGCGTTTGCTGTTTCCTCTGGAAAACCCTTAAGCGCAATCTGAATGTCTTTGTCGGAAGCATTGCCGGGTGGCAGGGACTTGATCGCTTGGGTGGTGCGCAGACGGGTGTATTCCTGGCGCATCTGCGTCCACTCGTCTTGGCGGCCGGTTGCGCCTGCGAACCACTCGCTTGCCTTGGTCAGTGCGCCCTTGCCGCCTTGTGCGGATTCGATGCGGCCAGCCAGATCAAGCATGCGACCTGCTGCCTGTTCGCTTCCGACGGCTGCGATGGTGGCGTCGTTGACGATCTTGCGTGCGTCGTTGTCCAGCTTGGTGCCTGCCTGATTCAGCTTGAACAGCTCCATCTCCACATCAGTCTGCAGCTTGTCGCGGTCGAGCGCCAGGCGACCAGAACGGTCTGCGATCTGGCTATAGATGTTGCGAATCTGTGCGCCAGTGTTGGCGTTTTCCAATGCCAAGCGGGTCGGCGTGTTGGCCGTGATCAGCTCTTTCTCGGTCGCGCCAGCTTCGCCTGTGCGGACTTCTGCCGGGGCTTTGAGCGCCTTGATCGAGGATTCCAGCACCTTGTCGCCACCAGGAACACCAGCCAGCATGATGCCGATGGTTTTCTGGGCTGCGCTCGGGTTCACTTCTGCCAGCTGAGCATAGGTCTCGTAAGCCTTGGCACGATCTTCACGGCCAGAGTTGCGCTCTGCTTCTGCACGGTTGCGAAGCAGCTGCACGCCGATCTGGGGCGCGTTCGAGCTGAATGCCGACATGACCTGGCCGCTGAAGCGCAGCTCGTTGTCCTGCTGGTCTTTGTTGAGCGTGTCCCAGTTGGCACGCATGCTGGCTGCCTCTTTTTCAGGCAGCAGCATGGCGATGTTTGTGAAGTCGCGTGCTGTCGGGTTCGGATTGCTGATCAAAGACTGCAGGCCTTGCGTCAGCATGTTCTGGCGCTCTTGCGCCTTGGCCGCAGCCTCTTGCTGTGTGCGGATGTCTGCGATGGTCGCGCCGAGCTTGAGGCCGCTGACGGCTGCCTCAAATGGGCTCTGCACGTTGATGGAGTAGTCGTAGGGTGCTGGCATGTTCTTGTCCTCAGAATAGGCTGCCGAAGCCTGCGCCGTACTGCGCACCAAGCACCTGGGCCGGGAGGTTCAGCAGGCCGCTGTAGGCCTTGGCCTGGCCAAGTTCGCCACCAGCCAGCGCAGCGCCACGTTCGGCCTGCAAGCTTGCGATGGCCGAGCCGGTTTGCATGCCTGCCGTGCCAACACCAGCAGCCGACTGCTGGCCAAGCGAAGTCAGGCCACCGAGACGGCTGTAACGGCTCTCCAGCTCCTGCGCCAGCAACTGTGGCCGGAACTGCGCCAGCGCTGCCTGCACGTTGCCTCCACGCAGGCCGCCTGTGGCAGATGCACGTTGCAGCAGGGATTCCTCACCTCTGCGCAGCATGGCCTGGAATGTCGGGGAGCGTTCAGCTGCCGCGATCTGTGCAGCTTCTTCCTCTGGCGTGCCAAGGCCAAGCATGGCCTGCTGTGCGCGAAGCGCCGGGGCACCTGCCTCGACGTATGGCTTCAAAAGCTCACGCACCATGTCGAACTGTCGACGCTGTTCTGCGATGCCAGCTTCACTGGCTGCGGCTTGTGCGCCTGCAGCATCTCCAGCTGCATCGGCTTGCATCATGCCGCCGACAAGCTGAGTTCCGCCAACGATTAGGCCGGTTATTGGATCAGGCATGGCCAAACTCCTTCATGTATTCGTCAAATGTCTCGCCATACAGCTCCATGACCAGGTGCGCGTTTTCGATTGCGAACTTCGGGCCATGGCAAAGCTGCACAGCCATCAGGATCAGATCGTAATACCCGGCACGCCAGACGTAGGAACGGGCATCGGCAGTGCCAGCACGTTCTGCTTGGTCGGACGCCTGCCATTTCAAAATCGTGGAAGCCACGCAAGGCAGGAGCGCTTGCGCGTTTTGCAGGAAGAAGTGGTTTTGATTCATCGCCACCAGGGTGTTCCAGATGGCTGCGTCAAGATCGCTGCGCTCGACTGGATCGCCGTCGGCCACGTCGTCAAAGACCTGGATTGCGTTCCACAGCATCAACAGCCACTCAATGGCCGGTGCAGGCAGCATCAAAACCTGTTGCAGGTTCTGTCTGAGGCTATCCGTACCAGTCATGCTCTACCCTCCAAGTGGCGATGAGCTGCTGGCGGCTCGATAGGCTCAGCACCTGTATTTTCCCACAAATGCATGGCCTGTCAATCCATCTCAAACTCGCGCTCTTCCCAGGCTTGGCAAGAACGGAGGTCGTGGCAAATGAAATCGAACTTTGTGCAGTAGCCACGGAAGCCTGCGTCGGTGTCCCAGTCGTTGCGAGGAATGCGCTCCATCTTGGCCTGCATCATGGTGCTGTTGTCGTAGTACTCGCAGTTCGAGCAGCGACGACGACGCGCCTCCTTCTCATCGACCTGCATGGCCTTGGCCAACGCCATCCAGTACGGCTTGTTCGCGCCTGGTTCGTTGGACGGATTCTCAGGGCCGAGCATCCAGTCGTCGATCACCACCTGGGTGTTCTTCTTGTTCTCGGCCGCCGTGATGAACGGCTCGTCGATGGGCAGGCCGTTGAAGCCAGCCATCATGATCTTGGGCATGTCCATGTGGTTCTCCTTAAGTGATCTCGCGGCCGCTGGCGCGAATGGTCAGCGACGTGGCAGCGCTGGCGATGGTGGAAATGAAGCCACCCGGCTCCAGCACCTGGCCCACCAGTTCCGGGAAAGTGTAGGTCTCGTCCGGTGCGATCGCACGCGAATCGACGATCAGGTTTGTCACGCCAGCACTGCCGCCGCTGGTCACCAGGTTGACGCTGATGGTCACATTGCCTGCACTGGTGTTGGTGGCCGTGAACTTGTCGATGATGGTCTTGCAGTTGGTCGCGGTGTATTGCGTGGTTTGGACGTTCTCGGCCTGCTTGGCCTGGATGATGGTTTTGACGGTGACGGTCATGGTTGCTCCTTAGACGATGCTTGTGATGACGCCGTTGACGACGGTGATGATCTCGCCGCTGGCCGCTGTGAACGAGCCAGACGCGCCAGTGTTCTCGAAGGCCATCGTGCCAAGGCCGGTAACAGCAATCGTGATCGATCCTGATGCGTTGGTGATGCTGATGTTTGCGCCAGGCGTCAAGAAGTGGTTTTCCCACCGCTGCTGCGCCGCGTCGTAGATCAGCACCTGGCCAGCAGATGGGCCTCCACCATTGATGTAGACGTCTTGCAGTCGGTTGAGTGATTCGCTGACCTTCATGCGCACGAAGATCGATCCAGAACCACCACCACCAGCGTTGATGACGACCGCAACAGGTACAGCAATGTTCGGTGCTGAAGGCTGCACGTTGGTCCAAGTGCCAGGCGTGGCCGGGTCAAAGTACAGCAGGTCTCCGTCTGACCAGACCTCACCATACGGTGCTCCGGTCGTATTAAATCCGCGCACCAGGCCGAAGCTGGTCACGTAGCCGAAGTCGTTGTCGGCAATGTCCTGCGTGGCCACGCCCATCATGTAGTCGGCAGGGACCGATCCATCAGCAACGGCCAGTCCGAACGTCAACTTGCCAGACGCTCCGACCGTGCCGGTAAACATCACAGGCGTTCCGTTGGCGATCAGGCCTCCGCTGGTGTTCTTAGCGTAGTACATCAACTCCTGGCCGACCTGCAGCACGCTGCCTCCGTACAGGCCAACGTCCATCGTGCCGTCGTCGCGGTTCCACTGCACGCGCCGTTCTTTGCTGACGTGCGGTCCGATTTCCGGCAGGTCGATATAGTCCGTCACCACCGAGTTGTTGTTCTCGATGACTGGAGCCGTGGCCAGCATCTCCAGCGCGTTGGCGATGCGCGTGAGTTGCGCCAGTGCGTTGTTGGCCGTTGCCAGTGCGTTGCCTGCCTCTGTCTTGACCTCGTTCACCACATCTGGCGCGATGGAGTCTGCCAGTGCAAACAGACTCTCGAACTGCTTGATCTGCTCGTGGTTCTTGAGGAACGTGGCGAGCTGATCTCGGGTGAGGTTGAGCTTGTTCGTCGCCATGATCAGTACGCCAGACCTTCGATCTGGGCCTCAAGACGGGCAAACGACAGATGCGCCTGCGTGTCGCCACGGAAGCGCTGGATGCGCCAGTTGCGCATGTGGCCTTGCTGGAACCATGCCAGGCGCTTGCGCGTGTTGCCAGTGGTGCCGACGCGGATGGGACGGTCCTGACTCCAGGACTGGCCGTCCACAGAGTAGCTGGTGCTGATGATTGGGTCTTTGCCCAGAGCCACGCGGCCGGTGAGTGCCACCAGTTCGAGTTCGTGGAAGATCGCGCCGTTGCCTTCGTTGTAGGCGATGATGGTGCCGAACTCCCAGCGCACGATCTGACCCCAATGCTCGCCTGTCGTGTCCACCATGTAGCCAATGGTGCTGGACTGCGGATCGCCGACCAGCCACTTGTCGTATGCCCAGACCAGGTTGCGCGCACGGTACTGACTGAAGCCGACTGTCGATGTGGTCAGCGTAAACCACACCTGTTCGCCAAGCGCCTCGGACGCTGCCGCGTCGTAGACGATCGTGCGGTCCGGAAGGTGCACATACAGGTGCTGGTGGTTCTTGTCGTTGCGCGCTTCCAGCTTGACAGTGGCCAGTTGCGCCTCGGTGTAGTTCAGCAGCACCTGGTCGATCTCTTGCGTGCTGACCTTCTGAGCATTGGCGTTCGTGCCAAGGTAGATGCCGGGTTCCTCGTTGCGGCCGCTGCCAAGGAATGCCACAGTCTCCAGGTAGACGCAGCAGGCAAACGTGCCGACGACGCCCTTCTGGATCTGCGCGCCGTCGATGCGCTGGAATGGGAAGAAGTCGCCGCCAACGTTGTCGAACACCTCGATGGTGTTGCGGTTCAATGCGTAGATTTCGTTGCGCAGCTTGAGCAACGCCACCACGGGGTCTGGATCGACTTCAGACGAGCCGTACTTCAGCGGGTTGACCTGGGTCGGGTCGGTCAGTTCAGTGACCACCAGGCTTGTGCCATCTGTGGTCATGAAGTAGCCGCCCACCCACACCACATCCAGCACCATGCCAAGGTCAGGATCGGTCACTTGCGTGAGCGTGCCGTTCCAGTAGTACAGTCGACCACCGGACGCAATGGCCAGGCGGTCGAAGCTGTAGTCCATCGTCACCAGCGTGTTGACGGGGCCGCCCACATCGCCCAGCACGGTCACAGCGCCGTTGCCTGCCACCGTCACCAGCTTGGTGCCCATGACGCGGTAGCAGACGCCGTTCCAGTTGATGCCGCCACGATCCACACCAGGGCCGGTGCCGTTGACCACCAGTCCGTCGGCAGGACGCAAGAAGCCATTGCTGATTCCGGACTTCTTGGGCACCGGCATCAGGTTGACAGGGTAGGACGTGCGCAGGTCCGGACCGTTGTCCGTGTAGATGCCGTTGAGGATCGGGATTTGCATTCAGGTCACCACTTCACTTTTGACGCGCTCCAGCCGTGGGTCTTTCTTGGCTGCCATGATCAGGCGATCCGGTACCAGGAGTTGGTGGACTGCACGAAGCGCATGCGGAAGAAGTCCTCGGCCGACAGCGTGCTGGGTGCGCCGTAGGCAGCCGTCGCGCCGTTCAGCGCCAGCGTGAAGCCGGTGATCTGCTGCGTGGTGGTCACCAGCACCTCGGTGCCGTCAGGCGTCTGGGTGTTCAGCGGTAGTGTGATGGTGCCCAGCGCCAGCGTACCGGCAGGCTGGATCAGCATCCATTGCTGGGCAGCCACCGGGGTCGGCACGGCCACGTTGAAGCCGGTGCCAGGCGTGTAAACGTTGGTGGCCAGCGTAGGGCTGGCGAAGGTCTGCTGGAAGTACTGCAGCAGGGACGAGACAGGCAGACGACGCGCGTCGCCGTTGTTCGGGCTGTAGACGGGCACCTGGTCACCAGGCGAGACCTGAGCCAGCAGCGGCAGTTGGTTGATGGTTGGCATTTCGGCTCCTTCAGTTGTACTCGATGGGTCCATCCTGGCCAGCCAGCACAGGATCGACGGGTGGACGGATGAACGGGTTGTCGTAGACGCGCCAGGGCTTGTTGCCAGCACCGGCAGGCATGGTGGCAGGCAGTTGCTGCTGGCCAGGCTGCACGGCACGCGAGAGGATCGTGTTGTAGCTGTCCTTTGCCGTGGCTTGGGTGTTGGCCGAGACAGTCTTGCCGTAGCCAGGCGCGATGCGGATGGCCAGGTTGGTGATGATCGCCTCGTTGGCGCTGTCCGGCACCTCGGACGGCTCGTCCAGGTCGCTGAACTGCGGACTGCCTGGGATCGGGTACCCGAGCCGGATGCCCTTGCCGTTCCAGTCGGCCATCATGGAGTCAAGCCTGCGAAGCGCCGACTGAAGTTGCTCCGGCTGCAGGTCGAAGACGTAGGACGCCAGCCCGATTTCCTCGAACGCGGCCGTCACAAATTGGCGCTTGCTGTACCCCATGTCAGGCCTCCTGCTTGCTCAATGCTTCGGTGATCATGTCCAGCAACTTCTCATCGCTGGTGCGCTTGCTGAACTTCAGACCGAGTTCAGTGGCCTTGGCCACCAACTCGATGCGGGTCGGTGCTTCGCTGTCTGCCGGGACTGCTGTCGGAGTCTCGACAGGCCTTGTCTCAGCGACGATCTGCGCAGCGTTGGATGCGCGCTTGAAGGACGCGCGACGCTCTGCTGGTGGCGCTGCCACTCTGACTTTGCGCGTGCGGACCTTGCGGTTCTCCAGGTGACGCGAAGCGCTCTCCCCTGCTGCATCCAGAGCCTGTCCCAGCGTCAGATGCCAGCCAGATGCCAGGCGCGCGTCCAGTTGCTGCTGCGTGGTCGCCAGCATGGTGTCGTAGCTGTAACGGGCACGCCGAATGGAGCCTGGCGCGCGGTAAATGGAGCAGGGCAACGCGCTCATTTCTTGGCCTTCTTCGCCGGTGCTTTGCTTGGCTTTCCAGCAGCTTTGGCCGCCTTGCGTGCGACGTTCAGGGCAACGGCCACGGCCTGCTTTTGAGGCATGCCAGCCTTCATCTCCTTGGAGATGTTCTTGCCGATGGTCTTGCTCGAGTAGCCTTTTTTCAGTGGCATGGTGTTCTCCTTGGTAGATGGGGGGACCGAAGCCCCCCCATTGTCCTACTCAGCTTACTGATTAAAAAGCAGGATGCCCGACATTTCCGGCTGCTTGTTCACTACACCGAACAGCGTGTCGAGACGGTACTTGATCGTCATCGAGTCGATGTCGTAGAACTTCTGCATCACCACTTCGATGCCCTGGTCGGTGGTGGCGCGCATCACTGCGGTGCCAGCATCGGTGGGGACAGCGTAGCGTCCGGGCAGGAGTTCCAGAGCATCGCGCTGCCAGAACACGTTGACGGCAGCGGTGTTGACGTTCAGCCAGGTGAACGGAGCAGCAGCCGCAGGCGTCACGATGCAGTTCTGGTACTGCAGTTCGGCATCGGAACCACCCTGAGCCGAGATGATCGGCGGGGTGATGACCAGGTGGGTGCCGTTGACCACTTGCACCACGCGGAAGGTCTTTGGCTGGCCAGTGCCTTGCTTGGTGATGTGGTGCACAGCTTCCACGCCGCTGATCGTGAACGCGTCTCCAGCCACAACGCCGACGGTGTTGTCGACGGTGATGGTCTGGAAGCGGTTGTCCACGTTCTGGGTCTCGCCGGACGGAGCCGTCGAGGTGGCCGCAGGGACGTAGTAGTTGTTGGCAGCAGCCTGGGTGTCGATCAAGGTCGCACCACCAGCAGCGCCGGTCAGGCGGTTGGCGTAGTCGAACTTGAAGGTCTCGAAGCCAGCCACCATGCCGACGAACGAACGCTCAAACGCGGTGTTGGACTTGTTGCCACCGAACGAACGGGTAGCAGCAGCCGCAGCACCAGCGATGTTGCCAGCCAGGCCGTTGTAGTCACGGCTGGACAGGGCCAGGAAGCGGTCGTAATCGGCCACGCCTTGCTCGTTCATGATCGAGTCGCACAGGGCAACGTCGTCATAGGTGCCAGCAGCAGCGCCAATGTCCACCACCAGCGAGCCGAGGTTCGCAGCAGCGTTCATGATGGCCAGGTTGATGTCGCTGGCCAGCTTCTGCTTGGCAGCTTCACCCAGACGGCCTTCTTGCAGTGCATCGCGCAGGTCGAGCGTGGTCATGGTCCAAGGCACGGTGCGGCTGAAGCCGATCGTGGCAGGAACAGACAACTGCGTCATGTCCTGGTAGCCGCCGATGGGGGTGCCAGGAGTGGACGAGATCGACTGAGCGATGTAGGGCATCGGACGCCAGATGACGTCGTTGGTGCGAGCCATCATCGTCTGGTCGGTGTTGTAGATGCCCACGTTGCGCGAGAGCACCAGTGCGTCGTGGAAGCCTTCGAGCAGGTCTTCAAACGCGACGCGTTCTTCTTTGGAAAATGCGTTAGCCATGATGTGTTCCTTTCAAGGGTGTTTAGGCTTTCGCTGCGCGCTTCTGCCGTTTGTAGGCGAGGACTTTCGTCATGTCGCCAGTACGTTCAGCTTCGGCTCGCAGCCGTTCAAGGGTTGAGTCCACTGCCCCAGACACGCGACCAGTTCCCTGGACTGTGCGCTCAGGCGGTGGGGCTGCCTTACGGTTCGTCACCTTCAATTCTTTCTCCAGTTTCGCTACCGCAAAGGCAAACTTTACGGGGTCTTTGATGCCTGCGATCTCTTTCGCCTTCTTCGGGTTCTTGCCGAGTGCGTAAATCACCAGCGCCGGGTTGTCAGCGCCTTGCACCACGATGCCTTGCTGCGTCACGTCCAGGAGTTCCTGGGCCGTGGACTCAGCGTCCTCGAAGTCCTTGACCTTCAACTCGGCTCGCGCCTTGCCGTAGGACTCCAGCCTTGCCTGCCAAGCGTCGCGCTGGGCCTGCTCGGCCTGACGCGCCTTCTCGGCTTCCTGATCGGCTGCGCGCTTGCGCTCGTACCAATCAGCCAGGGCTGCCTCGAACTTCTCGGTGTCGTAGTCGTGATCCTCCAGCTTTGGCTTCGCTCCGAGCACGACCGGCTTGTTCTCAGTCTGTGCGGTGGTCTGAAGCCGCGCCTCGAGTTCTCGAATGCGACGTTCTTTCTCGCGGTTCTGCTTACGCAACTCGCGTACCCATTCAGGCGCACGAGTCTCTTCTTCGTGAGGTGGCGACTCCTCACCGATGGAAAC